ATATCCTTGCCTTCCTCTGCCAATTTCTGATGATATTCTTCATCATTTGAGCTTGAGTCAGGTAAAATAACTAACTTCACATCATCTCTGTCAGCAATTTCCTTCCAAGTGTCTTCCAATCCATGCTGTTTGCCTGTATGGAGAACATACTCAAGGTCAATATCGCTCTTCCATTTCTTTAAGTACAACCACATCACGGCCGCACTAGTGTATCCATCTCCATCGCAATCCACAACGATAATGATTTTATCGTTTAGATGTTTTTTAAGAAGAGCAATACCTTCTGGGATATGGTCCAATCCATTATAATCTAATAATTCGTCTTTTGTAGGAAAGAGAAATCTCTGTATATCAAAAACTCCTCTATCTGTTAATAAATTCTCCAAAAATTTTGAAGAATAATTCTGTTTAGGTGCTATAAATTTCATTTAACTCTCACACGACCTTCGTAAAGTTTTTTATATATTTCAATTCCTTTATCAATGGGACTATCTTTTAAATCTAAAAGACCTTTCCTATCATAAATAAAAGAAAAATTTACATAGTTATTATACTTTTGACAAAGATTATATAACTTATTAAAATACTTCTCATCAGATTCTCTATCATAATTCTCTTTATCAAAAGCGACGACAATTTCGTCTAAATCAAAATTCTTCATAAGAAGATTAATTTGCGCTTTATTTAATGCCGAGCCGCATACTGCAACTGCAATGTTGTTATTTTCTCCAAACGCATCATAATACTTTAAAGGACTTTTCTCTCCTTCAAACAATACAACCTTCTTTAATCTTCTTATATTATCCTTCACTAAATTTAATCCATATAGATTTTGAGATAGTTGGTGAGAATACCACTGACCTTCGACTTCTAATGGCATATATTTACCAAATTTCTCAACTTCTTCTGTATTTAGTGCGCGCCCGCGGATACCAACTAACTCTCCATTAATATTATAATGGGGGATGATGATTTTATTTCGAGAGATTGAATAACGAATATTATAATACTTCATTGCTTCCGCACTAATTCCTTCTTCTAACCACTCCACGGTGGGCGCGCACTCAAACGAATCTAATATCTTATCTGAATACACAGGTAAATCTATCAATCTTTTCTTTACCTTATATCTATCTTTTTCACTTCTATATTTTACTAAATCTTTCTCAACTGAACTTATACCATTCGTATAATCCAGCAAAAACTGAACAATATCAAAGAAACAAAAATCATTTTCATTTTTCTTTTCTTGGTGATTCTTGACTTTGTTGTATCCTCTTGTTGTCCATACTTTCTCAATCAAAGTATACACATTGAAACTACTCGAACAATCAGTATAGCAATGGAAGATTTTGCTATCCTTATAATAATACAATTTCATACTTGCATCTTCTGATGCTTCGTTATGACAAATTGTAGGGAAGATAATCTCATTATCCTTATTCTGATACCTGTCCGCGCCAAGAGTCTCCATAATGTCGATGATGTCTTGTTCAGTTAATTGATTTATTAATTCTTGTAAGTCTACCATCATTTCTCCTTAAAACGCCCAAGTATCTGGATTACTTCTATCAAATTGATACGCATCAACTACGGGTTCTTCCTCTATTATAGTTTGATGCTTATTCAATTTTTCTATCTGCTCAATAATAATATCTTTATCTTCATCAGTAAAATCAACTTCTAATAATGTAATTGATACTGCCTTAAACTTATCATCTGTGACGAACAAATCCTTTTTTCTACAAGTTCCCAAGTCAAAACTACTCCAGATTCTAACATTATTATATCTGCCTCGTCTTAACTTATACACATCAGTTACTTGATTGGGAATAATTCCTTGTTGAAGAGATAATCTCTCTAAGGTCGTCAATTCTTCGGGAGTAACTCTTGCTACTACCGCGCCCATATCAATTTTATCTGCTATCGCTTTAGATCCCCTAATACATCTCTGGTCTCTAATGCCTTTTATATCTTGTAGATCTCCATTAACCTGTGTCGCACTTTTCAAATACACTTGCAACTCAACGCAAATATCTTTCAAAGCAGTAGACAACATACCTAATACAACATCTTCTCTTATCCTTAAATCTCTAAATTCTCCTAACAATCCTGGACTTGAAAAGATATAATCATAAAATACATAATCAATGCCTTTTAATAAGCACTCTTTGCGAATAACACCTTTAACTAATTGAATCGTGGGGTCGGGTAACTGAACAATAGTAAAATTCTCTTTATAATAAGTCATTACCTCTATTGCTTCACCAAGAACAACTCTCTCATCATCACTCATTCTACCACTTATAATCTTCTCTTCATTTATTCCTGTTAAATAAGCCAAAATCAAAGTCTGAATTTCTGAGATTGTCTGCTCTGTACCAACATACAAAACTTTTTCTTGAGACCCCATATTTACCCATTCACAAGTCTCCCACTCATATCTAATCGGATACGCTATATAACACGCATCTCCGACCATACCTCTTGTCTTACCAACGCCGGTACCAGATGATTGGAGCTGGAATGTTCCCTTTCTCGCGCCGCGAACTACAGTATTAAAGAAGTTACCTTGAAGATTCACTCCAATATCTGGGGATATCGCCAATTCGTGAAGTAGAGCTTCTATTCCCTCAACTGCATATGCGGTTTTTGTGTTTGTTCCTGTATTGTAGTTTCCTTCTATTGTCGCAAAACGTTCTCTTACTTTGTCAAAAATGTCTTGGACTGTCATCAAGTCAAATTTCTTTAACTTTTCTTCATATTTCTCATCCAAAACATTTTCAGGATAGAATGAATCAACTTCAAACCCACCACGTTTCAAATCTCTTAAAGCATTATACTTTTTTACTGTTTGATAGTAGTAGGGGAAGTTTTCTAAAGAACTTAAATCTTCTGCATCCTGTAAATATTCTATTCCATTTTGCTTGACAAAATTCTGATATATTGCTTCATGACTTTTGAAGTAATTGTCAATATCAACAACTGTTACTCTTTCTGCGCCATTTGAAAAAAGATTATATATCGCTGCGAAAATCTGTTTATCTAAAGTTTTCTCAAAATCATTAGGAGTTAAGTTATAAGAGTTAATATCACCAAGTAGTAGTGGATTTTTCATTAAGCAGCCCAAAAGCTGCATAACAATACCTCTCTGTTCCACTTAATCACTCCTCTTACAAATTCTCCAAGTCATATAACGCTTTTTTCTTATCAACTTTTCTGTGAACTTCTACTTTTACCGTTGTCTTTGTTGATTCTATCGCTTCTGATATTTCTTTTGCTACAACTTCTTGTTTTCTTTCTTGTCTACGATAATATTCTTGTGCTTCGTCATAAACATAAGGAACTATACCTATACGGGCATCGGCTTTCTTAATCGCGCCGCGCTTAACTTCATAGAAGTATCTCAACGCATTTAAAACACCCGCATAAGTATATCCATTTTCTTCTCTGTACTTTTTTAATAATGCAAAATTCTTTGGTCCAGGAGCTTTCAAAGTAAATAATTTGCAAATATACTCATAAAGTTCCTCTTTTATAAGTACCTCTTGATAACAACTTGGGTGATACCGGCGACCCTTGTGAAGAATTGCCTCATCACCATCAACTTTGTTCTGACAAAAAGGACACACATAAGCTTTACCCATCCTTTTCACCTACTTTCTTATTTTTTCTATACTTATATTATACCACAAAATTCCACTTTTGTCAAATAAAGAGCTTATCGAGATACGAACTCGCCTGTGCTGTTTTACTTCTTTCAATGGAGTTCAGGCGCACTGTTCCAAAGAGAGGCGCAAATTCTTCGCTATCAGCAAGCTTCAGCAATCCTTTCAGTCCATTTTTATTTTTGAAGACAGAGCTATCAGTCTGCTTTATATCTCCATCAAAGAAAATTCGAGTTCCTTCTCCGCATCGAGCTATTAATAGCTTCACATGCTCCATAGTAAGATTCTGTGCCTCATTAACAATGACGATAGCATTTGAGAAACTGCGGCCGCGCATAACAGCAAGCGGAACGACTTCAATTTCTCCTTTCAAGCTCATTTCTCGCGCGTAGGCCCCTCCAATAAGATCAAGAATCGGGCCCATATAGACTAATTCTTTATCTATTGTATCGCCGGGTAGTAATCCTAATTCTCTTGAATTTTCAACAATAGAGTTATTAGGAACATAAACGATTTTACTGATGTGTCCCTTTTCTAATTCTTGAAGGGCAAAAGTGGTTAAAAGATAACTTTTACCTGTACCATACTCTCCTGTCGCCGCAATAATGGAAATATCCTTATCATCCAATAAAGTCATTAAACATTGTTGTTCAGTATTTCTTGGAACTACAGTATGGTCAAATTTAGTTTTAATAAAAGTATCTCTTATCAACTCTAATTTTCCATTTTTAAATCTCATAACAGATAATAATTCATCTGTATTTGCTTGCTTTATAATAAGGAACTCATTTTCTTTCATGGGCATTGGTGTAGTGCGCGTGGAAAGAACTTTATCTAATCCCTCACTATACAAGGTATCATCACAATCTTCTAAAAGATAATTAATGCCTGTATAATCAGTATCTATTTCCTTATATGCTATACCCTTTAAATTATAGGCTTCGCACTTTAATAACAAATTCAAATCATTAGTAACAAGGGTTGTCGCGTCTTCTCTATTCTTTAATATCTCCAGCAAAGCATTATCAGTAGAATATCCTTGGTAAGTCTCAAAATCAAAAGCAGTATTCTTCTCCTCACGAATGAGATATGTTGCTCGGCGCGCCTTGTACGCTAATTCAGAATTTAAACTGCTCTTTAAATTATCCAATTCTTCAATTACTCGAATAGAAAGAAGAATATTGTCTCTATATCTATTCAGCACAGATGGAAAATCTAACAGAACATTAGTATCTATAAGATACATTTAATCACTCCTACAGCAAAAAGGAGAGGATAAAAATGTTGTATCCTCTCCTTCCATAAATTACTTCAATTCCTTGATCTCTGTAATAACAAGTTCAAACAAATCTTTTTGTGATTCCTGTATTTCAGACATTTTCATTTTCTTACCAAAGATTTTCTCAATGATAAATCCAATTTTTTGTGCCATTTGTTCATCAGCAGGATCAACAACAAGCTTCTTCCACAATTCTTCTGCTTCTTTCTTGACCTCTTCAAAAGGTCTGTCAGTAGAAGTCTGATAGAAAGTATTTTTACTTTCTGAAGCAGCCTGTGTTCCATCTGCCTGAACTTGTTTATCTACTGCGTCATAGATTGCCTGAGTTAAAGCTTCATAGCTAAACTCAATACGAGGTTCGATATACTTAAATCTTGCGCCAGCAACGAATCTGTCATCACCACGTAAGAATAAGAAAGTCTTTTGCTCACCCGTATCGTAATTCTTAATTGCACGAATATAACCGATAATATCAACCATCTTATTAACAATGTCATAAGGTCTCTGTTGAAGGGCGGGCGCAAGAGAAACATAATCGTTTCCTTTCTCATCTTTCATAGACTTTTCAGTACTATGAGAAGTGAAGATAACACCATATCCTAACATAGCAATCTCTCTGAAATAATCCTCATACTCTTGTTTACAAAGAGCATAACCTTTACCCCAGGGAATGTCGCCAAGATTCTGAACATCATTTTGCTGACAAATGAACTTTTCGCATAAAGTCCATGCTACGTCCGCAGTATCTATACAGATAGTATAGAATTTCTCTTGAACATCAGGTTTTCTTAATTCTCTCAAAACTGCCTTTGCATCGGTCCATTTTTGGATGGGCTGAACATAAGCATTATTAAGAGCATTAGTACCTGTTTCAAACTCAAGAATAAGAGATTTGGGGAACTTGGTAAGCAAAGTGGTCTTCCCCGTTTTTGGCAAGCCATAGAAGAGCATATACTTACCACGTAAATCCTTACTAATAATAGTAGGCTCTAAGTTCATAAGGTCAATCATTTAATCAACCTCCCGCATTAAAAACCGAAAGAAGAAGTTTTAGGTGCTGCGGGCTTAGTCTCCTTATTATTCTTCATCTCTTCGATACGAGCAGTTCTCTCTTTAATAGCTACGCCAATATCAGCGCCATCATATGCTCCCTCTTCAGGAGTAAGAGGATACTCGTGTCCACCAGTGATAATAAGTTCTCTAACAGTTCTTGTTCTGCGAGTTGCAATAGGCTCACCAAAACCATTAGGTTCATCAATAATATCTACCTGAGATGTGAAGTTAATGCAACCACCGATGCAAACTGTGTCGCCTTCATTCCAATTATTGATAACATTAATAACATTCTTATTTGATGCAATGAAATCAATAACATCTACACGGCCGCCCCACTGAGGAAGGATTCCCTTAACAATAAGTCTGCCGGTTTCAACGCCTTCCTTATCTGTTTCAGGAATTTTCTTGCCAATAACAATGATGTTCTTAAACTTCGCGCAAGGATTAACATCAGTAGCCTTGATCTTATTAACAAAGCTTGCTCTAACCGCAGGTGAAGATACGAAATTGCCTGAGTTTGAAGAAACGAAGCTGTTCTCAAAAAGATTACCAGAAGTAATCTGAACATAAGTTGCGTTCTCTTCTCCGCCCGCAGCAACTGAAGTAAACTGATTCATAACTCTCTGCGCATTCTCATATGCAGGGTTAGGCTTACCAGCATTAGTAGTTGCCTTTTGATATACTCTAACGGGAACTTCTGTAGATACAGGAGCTCCGTCAACTGTGTTTGTTGTCTTAATTGTGAAATTACCGAAAATAACGGGCTGACCGTCTTTGTTTGTTGAAGCCTGAAGATTTACTTCATTCAAAATACCTTCGATTGTAACTTCATTTAATGCATTCTTTTCCCATGCCATAGTTTAATTCACTCCTTTTAAATCTTCATAGTAAAGCAAAGAGGGGATTTCTCCCCTCTTAAAAGAAACCATATCTAAGATATGATTATTCAGCAGCAGCTTCCTTCTCGGCTTTCTTAGCGGCTCTCTTAGCCTTGTCAGCCTCTTTCTTTGCTTCAGCTTCGATAGCGTCATGCTCAGCAGCAGCATCAGCGTCATAAGCTTTGCCTTCGTCAGTAAGAACTACATACTTAACTGTAACAGTCTTACCTTCGTCATCTGTGCCAGTAGCCTCTTCACGAACGCAATAGCCCTTTGAAACAAGACCATTAACAAGAACGTTGATTGACTTTCTCTCGATACCAGTAGCGTCAGCGATTTGATAAGCGGTGAATTTCTCGCCATCTGTGTCCATTAAAAATCCGTGAATAATTGCCTGTTTTTCTGTAAGTACCTTTTTCATACTACATTTCCTCCATTTGTTCATAAAATATATTTTTTTCAATAGCCGACTCATCATCCGCTATTAATTTTTTATTGTAATTAAATTATATCACACAATCCCACAAAAGTCAAATTTTTCAACTCAAAATTTCGATATAAGATTTGAGGGTATTGGCGGCCTGAGCATAATCTGCTGCAATGCGCTCTAAATCTGTCTTTACATACTGCATAGAGAGAATGAGGCGGACTATGTCCATGTCCTCAAGAGGAGCGTCTTGCTGTAATTTTTTTCTAATGAGTTCGATTTCCTTGTTAAAATCAAGAATCTGGCCGAGTTCTTCTGTTGTTAAGAATCTCTTAACCTCATTGCGGTCGCGCGCATCATAACCAAAATCTAATATCTTGTTGCATACGCTGATAAAGGAATTTTTGCGATCTGCGATAAATTTATTTCTATCCTGATTCGATTTGAGTTTTTGAATTTCGATAGGACTAATATTTTCTCCTGTTGCCATTATAACACCACCTTAATAATTTTTTCTCTTTCATTCATTTTCTTTGCCATTACTCCTTGAGCCATACGAGAAACTTCGCTAATTTCGTCAAGCGAAATCTTGATGGTGTTAGAAGTGGAAATGAGGG